GCCAGATCGCTGACGAGAACTGGCGCACCACCATGAACCACCAGCGGCTGATCGCGGTCTCAGGCGGCGTCAAGATCATGGACCCGATATCCAGCAACATCATCGTGGTGCCGCGGGCGCCGCGCGAGATCGGGCTGGCGGTGGCGCGCGACTTCGCTACTGGGGCGCCGTTCCACTCGTGGGCCAACCAGCCCATTCAGGGCATTGTCGGCCCGGCCCGCACCGTCAACTTCAACCTGACTGACCCAGCCACCGAAGGGCAGCAGCTGCTGGCGGCCAACATCGGCATCATCGCCCGTGGTCTGATCGGTATCGAGTCCGCCATCTCCTCGGGCGGCTTCATCTCGATCACCCTCGACAACGTCGGCGACGATCCCTTGTGGCAAATGATCAACGTCAAGCGCGGGCGTGACTACATCCACCTGAGCTTGATGCCGGCGCTGCGCACCTACCTCGGTCGAGCCAACATCGATCGGCAGACGGTGCACAATGTCATCACCACCATCAACGACTTCCTCGGCGTGCTGAAAGCACGTGAGCAGATCATCGATGGTCACGCCACGTTCCGCGGTGCGCTCAACTCCGCCAACGAGATCCGGCTCGGTCACCTGACCGTCGGGTTCGTCGCCGAAGAGCCGCCGGTGCTCAAACTGATCACCACCATGAGCGCGCGCTACAAGCCCGCCATTGACCAGATGGTGGCCCAGCTCGAGCAGCAGCTCAACGTCGCCGCTTAATCCAACCCCAACAAGTCAACCTGATCGGCCCGGCCTCGCGCCGGGTTTTTTGTTGCTCGCAATAGGAGTCAGCAATGCCGAATCCCGTCTGGACTATGGAGGACGCCAACCTGTTCTGCGGGTCGGCGGCCGATAATGCTGCCGACAGCAACCACCTGATCTTGACAGAACTGAAGCTGCCGGGATTGGACATGCAGTACGTCGACCACCGTGCCGGCGGCGCGCCGGTCGCCGTGGAAATTTCCACGGTCATCGCGCGGTTGGAATGCACGTTTGTGTTGCTCGGCCTGACGCCGCAGGTCATGGAATTGATCGGGTCGTGGGCCAGCACGATGAACTACTTCACCGCCTACGGCGTGATCCGCGATCAATCGACCGGCGAGGCGGCGCAAGCCATGGCGGTGCTCAAAGGCATGCTGGGCCGCTCCGATCCGCAGAACTATCGGCGCGGCGACGTGATGCATACCAACTACTCGATACGGTGCATCATGCACTACGAGCTGAACATCGCGGGCGAGCAAGTCTACCTGTGGGACTTCCCGACCAATACCCGGGTGATCGGTGGCGTCGACCAGAATGCCGTCATCAACAACTACCTCTCGACCGGCGCCACCAACGTCGCGGCGCTGATCCAGACCACTGGCGGCTTCGTGCCGGGCGTGTAACCAGTGGGAGCAGCCTGGGCAATGCGGCGGGACGGCTCGTTCGTGGTCGAGCTGTTTACGCCGCTTAAGCATGAAGGGCGCGATGTTGAGGCGATCATCATTCGCGCGCCTACTTACGAGCATTCGATCCGCTGGGGCCGCCAGCAGATCCCGTCTGGCCTCGCGCTGCTGGCAGAGCTGACCGATCTGCCGGAGCGGCTGCTGCGGCAGATCACGGCGCCGGACGTGGACCGGGTTACATTCGCCTTACTGTTCGCGCAGGCCACCTGGGCGCAAAAGGACATCAACGAGGGCCGGCGGCCGTTTGCGACGCCCGACGAGGAGCTGCCCAGCATCACCGAAAGCAAAGTCAGCGACCAGCAAGACCCGCGATTCCCGCACGTGGAGGGACCGGTCAAACGCTATCCGACGCCGCCCAAGGTGGTGATCCCGCCCGAGGAGAAGGATGTCAATCTCAACTTCGCGCCGCCTGAAGCGATGAAGGCCGTGTCGTGAGTGACGTCGAATACAGAGCCAATCTAAATATAACGGCGACTGACTCCACCGACCCGACTATTCGGGCAATGGTGGAGCGCCTGAAGAGCTATGGCTACAGTGCAGAGCAAGCCAACCGGGTAGCGAGGGGAGGGTTTCAGCTTACTACTGAAGAGGCGAAGAAATTAGGTCAGGCTGTTGATGAGACCGCTCACAAACACCGGGATGCGGGCCAGAAGGCGGTTGAACATGCGAATTATGCGACCGAAGCCTACGCCAAACTCGGATCGCAGATTAAAGAAGCATTCTCGATTGTAGCTGTCGAAGAATTTACGCGACGCTCCTATATAAATTTCGCCAATATGCAGGAACAGATGACGCGGCTGCGGTTGTCGACTGGCGCGACGACCGATGAGCTTAAACATGTGCAGGAACAGGTTGAAGAGTTGGCGGCGGCGACTGGGGTATCCGCCGAAAAAATGATCCGTGCCTTCCGTGATTTTCAGACCCGTTCGGGGCTTAGTCCAGACGAGGTGCGCAAGATATTCGAGCCGATGCAGCAGTTCGCTGACCTGACCGAGACGTCAGTCAACAGTGCCACTCGTCTAACTACCGCAGCGATGAAAGACCTGGGCGTCAAGCTCGAAGAGATACCGAAATTGATGGGGGTATGGTCTACAACCCTCGACGGCATCGGCAACGAGTTTGCGACCGTGGCGCCGCGCATGATGGCGGATATGGACCGCATCGGATTGCACGGCGTCGAAGCCGCCGGCCAACTCAGTGCGGTGTTCAAGGAGACGGCAACCGCGTTGGGATCGCCGATGCAGGCGGCGCGTGGCCTGCAGGAAATACTGAGGGACATCAGCGACCCGCGGTCCAAGATCGGGTTCCTGATGCAGGGCGACATCGAGGCCATGCGGGCCGGGCACGGCGATTTCCTCGATTTGATGGACTCGCTTAATAACAAGCGCAAAGACCTGCTGCGCGAGTTCGGCAATGACCGAGTGGGGTTCGAAGCGGCTTGGCGTGACATGCTGCCCAGCGAGTCGGCGCGCCGGTTCGTTGATATACAATCTAAAGTCAGCCAAGAGAGTCGCAGGTACTATCAGCAGGCTGTGCATGACGCCAACGATTTGAAGGATAGACATTTGGCATTGGAGCTGGAAGGTGGCGGAGCATTGCGCAAACTGTCGGCGGCGTGGGATATCCTGCAGAACAGCGTCGGCCTGTTGTTGGAACGGCTGGGAGCCAGCGAAGCGCTGACCAATCTCGCCAACGAACTGGAACGGATCGCCAAGGCAATCAAGGCCATCACCGAGGCCGACTACTCAAAACTTCCTGAGCTTCTGTTCGGCGGACATGGCACGCCTGAGCACCCTGATTTGATGGGTCAAGCTGCCGGTGCGCTAAATAGGGCTATCGGGGAGGCGATGAAGCCAACGCCGCAAGGCACCAAGCCCGTACCCTTAAATATCCCGTTCATGCAGGAAGGCGGCGTCGTCGATCAGCCGACACTGGCAATGGTCGGCGAAGGCGGCCCCGAGGCTGTCGTGCCACTGGGCAAGGCGCGCACCGCGCAGGAGCGGCAGGAGACCGAAGCCGCGCAGATGTGGACCCGCATCCACGCGCTGGCTATGGGCGAGCAAAAGCGCATGCCGACCGACTTCGGACAGATGTCGGACGAGGAGCTGCAGAAATACATCGAGGCGCAGGGCGGCCGTGGCACGTTCGGCGCACCCGGCCCGGGCGGCGGCATGCAAGCCTATGCCGCGGGTATGGGCCGCGCCGGGCCGCGCGGCACCGGCGCTGGTGGCCAGCAGACAACCGGTGGCGGCGGTCCCGTCGGTGCGCCGCCCGTGCCGTTCCCCGAAATGGCCCCAGCGTGGGCCAAGACCGGTGGCGAGACTGGAGATTGGAGAGCGGGCGGACTCGAAAGTCAGGCTGGCGCGCCAGGAGCGGCCTGGCCATTCCCGACTGGCGGTCGAGTTGGAGCGGGAGTTGCTCAACGCCAGGGCGGCCGGGGTGGGCTCGATCCTACGGCATTTTTCCAACGTGCCACCGAGATGTTTCGCGGTGGTCCGCTGCACGGGTTCATCCCGCGCGACGCGGCGCGTTGGGGCATTACTACTGGCGCACCCGAAGAGTGGGCGCGGTTGTTCCTGGCGACGGCGCAGCAGGAAAGTTCGCTGCAGCCCGGTGCTGCTGGTGGTGGCCTGTTCCAGATGGGGCCACGCGATTTGGCCAACTATGGTGTGCGTGGTGCAGTAACTGACCCCGCTGCGCAGATGCAGGCGGCTTATAACCAATGGGCCAAGTACATTCCACAGTTCGGTGCGATCTCAGAACCTGGGCGCGGGCCGGGGACCTACAGCGGTTGGGGTGGTGCAGGCGCTTATTTCGGTTCGATGCGCTATGGTCCCGGTTGGCATGGCCGCGCGCCAGACATCGCGAAATGGATGGATTGGGCTGGAGGGGTAGCCGGCGCCGCAGGAGGTGCGCCGCCAAGTGCCGGTGGCCCACTCACGCCTAGCATCACGCCGAGTCAAGTCACCGGTGCGCCCAGCGGAACGTCGCCCGGTGCGATGTCAGCGCCATCAGGTCGCGATCCGCTGGCTTTCATCATGCACCATACCGCCGGTCGTGGCACTCCGGGTGGTGTCGTGGCTGATTGGCAACGCAGTCGTCCTGGCGTTGGTACGCAGTACATTATGGATCGCGAAGGCAATATCCACGATGTAAGGAGCGAGTTTGGTTATGGCGGCACAAGCCATATCAGCCAAGCCCACACGCCGCGGGAATTTCAGCGGCAGGGAATTACTAATCCAAACATTCTTGGCATGGAGATCATAGCAAAAGATGATCGTGACCTTACTGACGCGCAGGTTGATAGTGCTGCCAGGTTCATAGCTAAAAATTACCCTGACATCCCAATTTATGGTCACGGCGAAGTTAATCCAGGCCATCGGGAAGCAACCGAAGGATCGCGCGTTGTTAACCGCATTCGGGAAATGCGGCAATCAGGTGAATGGGCTAAATTAGTTGAAGAACAACGCGGGGGCGGTGGCGGCGCGACACAAACCGCGCGCGCTCCGACCCAGGCTTGGCCGGAAGGCGGACGGGTTGCTGGACCAGGATTAGGTGCTGCGCGCGGCATCAGTCGGGTTGGTGGCGAAGGCGATACGCCAGCAGCCGCCGTTCGACGACGGTTCCCGGGCGCGGCAGCCGGTTCGCCGCAGGAGCGCATCGAGGGCACTTTTGATCACATTCATGACCAGCACCAGCAGCTGCGCTCGGCGTTGGAGAAGCCGGTCAAGATGAGCGTGGAAGCGGAGATGCCGAAGGTGGCGCCCGCGCGCCACACCTTCGCGCGCGCCCGCCAGTGGAACCAGCATAAGCAGGCGTCGCGGCGCGAGGCGCACGAAACCCTAGCGGACACGGGACCGATGTAAAATGCCCGACGTTTCAGCCTATACGCTCGACGACTATCTGTCGCTGCAGACAGCGGGCGAAGTCAGCCCGCTGCCGATCGCGTCATGGCAGAAGAACCCACCTGCCCTGCATGCGCCGGTCTATAACAGCGGCGTCAACAATATCCTGTATCAATGGGGACCGATCCAATTCGTGGTGGTCGGGCTCAATACGCACGAGCTGGATCACGACACAGAGACGGACTGGGCCATCAAGGAGATTGCCGGCGCTGCGATCTATCGCGAGTGGGTGGGTGAGAATGACGAGCAGGTCTTCTTCCGCGGCCGGGTGTTTCCGTATCGCATCCAGGGCATGTTCCAGCTAGAGGCGATGGAACTGCAGCGGCGCGACGGCATCGTCAACATCCTGATCCGCGGCGATGGCAAGGTGATGGGCTGGTTCGCGCTGCACAAGCTGGTGCGCGCGCATACTCATCTGTCGGCCGAAGGCATGGGCCAGCAGGTCGCATTCGAGTGCGTGATGGTGCGCGTTCCGGTGCCGGCCAACGACCAGCGCATATCGAGCCTGTGGGGAACAGTTGTAAACCCCCAAGGTCTTGGCTGATGGCCATCACCGGGTTTGAGCTCTGGCAAGTCACGACCGACTACGTGACCGCAGACCTGATCATCTGGAAACGCTATCGCCGAAAGGCGCCGGGCATGGTCGAGATCATGCTCGACGCCAACCCGCAGCTGGCGTTTGCGCATCGCACTACCCCGTTCATTCCGGTCGGCACTTTCCTGCGTGTGCCGATCGATCCCACCCTCATCCTGGGCAAGATCGAACTGCTGCCGACTGACACTCTGTGGACCGATAGGGCTTACACATTATGATGAACAAGCTCGATCTGCTGCCGCTGAAAGCGAAGTTAGTCAACGCCGCGGGCGGCATGTATGTCGATCCCGGCGATGGGTTCGACCCGTTCCTGGGCGACCCGATCCAGACCAATCGGCTGAAAGCCTGGTGCAAGGTCGAGTTCGGCGGCGTCGACATCACGCATCGGCTCGACCCGCACCTGATCGCGGTGCGCATCGTTGATCGTTCCCTTCCGACTTGCGAAATCGAAGTAGACGACCGCGATGGCCGCCTGCCGATCCCGCCGTTCAATGCGCCGGTGGTGGTGCAGTTGGGATGGGAGAATGAAGGCGGCGCCACCGTGTTCCGCGGTCGCCAGCAGGATCTGGAGTACGGATTTGCGCGCCAGGGCGGCGGTCGCCGCATGTGGGTGCACGCCTACGGCGCCGACATGTATAGCAAGATCAAGGAACCGGACTCGGACAACATGGGCGAGGGCGCGCCCGACGGCCAGGACCAGGGCGAGACCAAATCGGCGTCGGACTGGATACAGCACTTCACCAGCAAGGGTGGCGCACAGGCCAACTTGTCGGGTGGGGCGTCCGGCCTCTTCGGCAGCATCATGCACGACTTCTGGGAGCAGAATAACGAAAGCCCGATGCACTTGGTGTCGACGCTGATGGAGAAGTACGGCGCGCTGCACCGCTGGCACGACGGCAATCAGGTCGACATCTTCATGCCGGGCGAAGGCGGCGGCGATGTGGTCGCCGAATGGGGCCACAACCTCATCAGCCTACGGGTGCGGCCGCTAGCCGCCCGCGGCAGCTGGACCGGTTCGCAGCAGCGCCATTACTCGATGCTCTCGGCCAACTGGAAACGCATCGGCAAGATGTTCAACTTCCAGGACCCGTGGTCGCAGACGTTAGCCAACTACATCCTGCCAGCCACCGCACCCAATGCCGCGCAGGCCGGCGCCGACAATGAAGGCACCGGCGAGCGCACCTCCAACTCGGCGATGGGCCACGGTCGCATCGTCATCAACGGCGAGCCCAAGGCCAAGTACGGCAGCCTGTGCCAGCTCATCGGGGTACGGCCAGGCGTCGATGGCACCTACATCATGTGGGACGCGGTCGAGCACGTCTATTCGCGCGCCGGCTACATCACCAACCTTGACGTCGTCGTTAAGGTCACTGCCGCGGCCAGCAAGAATGTCGGCACCGCTTATCAGGACTCGGTAGCGGCCGGTAAGGCGATGGCCGAAGCAGCTGCGGGGCTTAATGTAGGGGCGATAGCGGCGTCACTCGCAGAGCAGGCCGCGACGCTTGGCGAACCGATTGACTCGGGAGTAGCGGCTACGATGTTGCCGCAGTTCTCGGAACCGCCGCCGCCGGAGGCGCCGATCCCGCTGCCGTCGATGCCGGAAGGCGGGGTCTTCTTCCAGTAGAGCAATGATGTGTCCAACCGTCGTCTTCGGCCTCAGGTTCATTACCTCAAGGCAGAGTTCGCGGGCGACAGCGGCTTCTATTGCAACCTCCAACAATTCTATCCCCGCGCCTACCATACAGCCCACCTTGACGATGGCATCATGGAAACCATCGTCACCAACTGGGGCAACGACGGCATCCAGATCGACGTCAATGGACCGTCGCTCGTCGGACGCTACCGGAACGACATCGGCCCGGCGCAGCGGATAGGAATAGGCGGCGCACTCTACTTCGACGCCAACGGCAATCTTACCTTCGACCCATCAAGTCTGGAAGGCCAGCTGGCGGCGCTACAGGCGCAGCAGCTCGCCGACGAAGCGACGATTGCGGCGTTGACCGCGCGGGTGACGGCCGACGAGGCCGCCCTCGCAGCGCTCGACGCGCGCTTGACCGACGTCGTGCACAAGTTCCAGCAGGTGATGGACATCGCCAAGCTGCAGCCGTACGGCGAGGCGCAGTTACTGGGTGCAGGCAGCCTGACCGGGACGGTGGTCATCAACTGGCTGTTTGAGACCGCGCCATGGTCGGCGGTCGGCGGTCTGATCCCGCCGTTCCTGGGCATCCCGTATCCCATCGATCCGATCGAGTGGGACGGCTTCGGTCAGATGCGCGCCAACATGTCGGGCCCGCAGCCTGGCATCCCGCTGCCATTCAATGGCGTCGGCACGCTGTACACCAATCCGGTGGTGACCAAGTTCTTCTATCCGGCCGCACTGCAGGGCGCTACGACGCTGACGGTCAACCCGCGCATGCGGCTGGTGCCGACGTTCCCGGTGTACACCGGCGTCGGTTCGCTGACTGCTGACACCATCAATCTGTTGGCAATACGCGGCACGACGATGACCGGTGCTGGCTCGCTTACTGCCAATGTGCTGGCTGCAGCTTTCTTCGTGTTCTTCAACGGTGTGGGCAATATGGCAGTTGCAAACCTGCGCGATCTGATGGCGGCGACGGTGACTGCCTTCGCGGGCGGCGGCTTGGCCAGCTGGCCGACCACCGACCCGATCGACCAGTTGATGCGCGGGCAGGCTACGCTTCCCGGTGCTGGCAGCCTGGCATCACCCGACTTGCAGAAAATGCTGTTCAATACGCGCACCTATGCGGGCGCTGGCGCACTGACGATTGCGACGCTGCAGAAAGCATTACCGGGGCCGACGCTCGCTGGCGTCGGCGCATTGACGGCGGACATCGTCAAGGCGGTGACCGCTTGGGCCGCTTCGTCATCGTTCGCTGGCGCTGGTTCGCTTACGGGGGTTTTGAAGAAGCCGCAGACCGTCACTATCACGCCAGAAAACCTTGTAAACTTCGGCAAGTTTACGGGCGGCGGCACGTACACGCCAAGCAACAACACAGCAGTAAGCGCTGCTGCTTCGGCTGATCGCATTGTGGTCTTCGCATTTTCAATAACAGCAAACAATAATCTTAGTTCCGCAAATCTGTTTGGTGCAACTTGCACATTTGGCGGCACTTCGTGCACGCAGATTATGAGCAGTTCAGGTTCCTATGAGGGTCACATTCTTTTCTGGGTTTCTTATCCAACGGGCAGCAGCGCCACTCTTACTCTGTCAATCGATAGCGGCGGCGTCGATCTAGAGATTGATGCTTATTTGTGGTCGGTTTTTGGCACCGATTATGCTGGTAATCCGATCCGTGGCAGCGCTCCTAGTGGCAGCACGACGAGCACCGGCTCTTTGGATTTGGCGGCTAAAGGCGGCGCCGTCATGGTGTCTGGCGTCCCCTATACAACACTAAGCGGTAGCACGCACTGCACTTGGTCTGGCTCTGGCGGCGCTCCAACGCCTACCAAAGACCAGGAATATGCTTATGCAAACATCGTTGATTTGAATTGGGCGTCAAAATCCTGGGCGCATGCAACTGTAACAACAGCGGCGGCGTCCGGCAGTTTTACCGCTACTTGGAACGATATTCAAACTGGCTATAGCAGTTTTCTTCACACCGCTGGGTGTTCTTTCCAGCCTGGTCTTGCTTAGCGAAGGAGTGAACACGTGCCGTTACAAACCCAGCAAGGTGCCATGTCGCCCAGCGATGCGTACAACAACATCCGCAATCTCGCCGGTGGCCTCAAAATGGAAGCGCAGAATGCGCTGAGCAACATGCAAGCCAACAACATCGATACCAACTATGTGTATCGACTGTTGGATTACCTCAACAATTTCATCACCCAGATCAATCAGTGGAAAGCAACGACAGGACTCGACAGTTACGCGACCGGACAAGGCTACGTCGGCAGCATGAGTGCTGATTGCACCACTGCGACCAACGCCGCGCAGGCTTGCATCAACTGGGTTGTGACCAATTTCCCGACCGGCACCGGCGGCTATCTGCTGGGCAACACATTGAA